ATACATCGTTGACCGTTGCCTCCCTGTTTTCAGGAATAGGCGGCCTGGACTTAGGTTTTCAGCTTGCAGGGTTTAACAGCATATTTGCAACCGATATCATGCCCGCCGCAGTGGACTCGTATGTCCCGAACTTTGGCCGACCCGCCGTTCTTTGTGACCTAAATGCGCTTCCACTGGACCACATTCCAAACGCTGACGTAATCATAGGTGGACCTCCTTGCCAGTCTTTTTCGCTGGTCGGACAACGTCGGCCTGACGACGACCGCGGACAGTTAGTTTTTCGGTTTTTAGAAGTGATTCGGTACCACCACCCGAGAGCGTTCGTGATGGAGAACGTGCCTGGGCTCGCAGCGTCTCGATTGGATGGTGTTCGTCTTACCGAGGTTTTGGCACGAGAGTTCACCAAATTAGGATACGCTGTATCAGTGATGAAACTCGACGCATCTGACTACATGGTTCCTCAAAGGAGACGTCGCATTTTTTTGGTTGGCTCCTTAGTAGGCGCCGTCCCTGTACCGGATCCATCGGCCTTCGCTAAGGCATGTTACGGGATCGATTTGGCCAAATATGACAATGGCGCGGAGGCAGCCATCGGCGACTTGGGGCCGCCTGTGGCCAAAGGGAAGCTGGCGCACTATAGCCGCCCTGCTGCCTCTGATTTTGCGCGTATTATGCGAACGCTAAACGGAAACACAGTTAGCCTTCACGAGATACCACGAATGTCTGAGACAGATAAACTTTTGCTATCGTTTATCCCGCCTGGCGGTAACTTCCAGGACGTACCGGACGAGTACGCTACACAGCGAATCTTGAATTTTAAAAAGACAGGCGGCCGTACAACCACGTACGGCCGACTCCATCCCGAGAGACCATCGTATACGGTCAATACGTATTTTCGTCGGCCGAATGTCGGAAGTAACTTCCACCATAGTGAGCCACGCTTAATCACCGCGCGCGAAGCTATGCGTTTGCAGTCGCTTCCGGATTACTTCAGTACCGTGCACTCTTCACAAGACGCACGTAATACTCTCATTGGTAACGCAGTTCCTCCCCTTCTTGCGCAAGCAGTCGCGTGGCAACTCTCAAGGGTGCTCACTGGCACGGACTGCGCAGCCCACCAAGCGGAAATGTTTTAGTCAAATCCGCGAAATTCTAGGCTCGAGGCACGAAGTATCCGCTGTCGATTACATTAAGCTTCTCATGCACCTTGTAAGACAGTCGCACGAGTAAATGTTCTCATTCCGCACTAGCCTTGCCAACCACGGCGCCCACATATAGCCGGATTAGCTACTGCGATAGGATGCGCAGTGAGAATGGGAACGCACATCCTTCATGTCTCCCCGGTGGCGTAGATGACCATGGCGACCGCCTTCCCAGCCGCCTATGGGGTCAACTACTGCCTTTTAATTGAATACGCGTTGAATCGCACTACCTCGTCGCCTATCCACTCATTGATTTGCGCAAACCGCCTCTGCATGGGTTGGATTTCGTTGGCTCCGAAGACCTCGGCTGCTGTATCGGCCGCCCCGAAGCCGCCGGTATTGCTCGGTACGATGCCCATTAACTGAGGCGGCACGCGGTGAGCTGCGAGCAAGTCGTCGCGCGTCACATTCTTGATGTTAAAAAATTCATCCTTGGCCGCGACCTCTGACACCGGTATGAGCTGGATGCCGTCTTTCTTGCCGTTCGGCGCGTACATGAAAAGGTTCCGAAAATTGCCCGGTCCCTTGCTGTTTTTCAACGCCTCGCGCATGTTGTCGACATCGGTTTGACTCTGTGCCGCATCTGTCATGTACAGGATGAAACCCGCGTGCGATCCGTTCTCGTAATACCGCCGGCGAAAGAGCGTCGCCGACTCATTCAACCACGCCGCGTGCAATGCGCCAAGATATTCGGGTAACCCATAAACCTCCTGGTTAATGTCCGGTTCCATCAAGTGATGAATCGAGCCAGCCTCGAACTCGTGTTGCTTTTGCCACCCGTTGACCTGGTAGAAGCTCTGCAAGTCTGTCGACCGACGCAAGTATTTTGACGGGGCACGTTTGAGCGCGAGCGTTCCGCCGAGCCTGTTCTTTTGCCGCTCAACGTACCCATTGCCGAACACCAGGAAATCGAGCGACCACTTATCGAATTCCTCGCGTGTGAGCAACTTGTGCGGAATGAAAGTGGCCGATAGCACGTTGCGTTTAAAGTAAATCGCCGAACTGTGATGTACGCCAGCTCGAAACGATTTCGCCAGGCCGGCGAGCGACACCGGCGGCTCAAACCATTGGCCGGCGGCCCACGTCTCGACGTAACCGAGTATTTCGGCGCGGTCCATCACTGGCATGGCGTCGCCAAACGTAAAGGCCTCGGCCTTTGGCGGGTTTGAAAGTGCGGCCGGCGGTGCGGCGTGCGTGTGCTGTCTGCGCTTACTCAATTTGAGAACTCCATAAAGCCGGTATTGTTTGCGGTGATGCCTTCTAACGGCTCGTTGCCGAGCGCGTGCAGACACGCCCACGCTAAATCCGCGTGGCCTGTTTCCTCGTTCCTGCTGGCCTCATACGTGACCTTCTTGCCGCTCGCCGTCATCGTCTTTCGTATCGCCATAAACGATTGGGCTAAGTCAGTCCAACCGGCATCGAATTCGAGTCGGCCCTTGCCGATCACGTTTAGGCCTTTGAGCACCAGGCGGCCTTTCACTTCAGGCGAGTAATTGAGCGCGACGGCGTGAGGGTAGAACTGGCGCACAAGCTGATAAACGCCCTGGCCGATGCCTGTCGTATCGATCGCCATATACGTCACGTTGTATTGCTGTGTGACCTGGCGAATAGACTCGGCCTGGGCCTCGAAATCCATGCCGCGCCATTGGCACTTATGCAGCACGCGGAACTTGCCACCAGGCACGGCCGGCGGTGCGAGCACGATAAGGCCGGCGGAATCGCCCGATAGGGCAGGGTCATAACCTACCCAAACCGGGCGATATCCGAACGGCCGAGCGGCGAACGGTTTGAAGTCATCGGCCCATTCATCCCAGGAATCGACCATGCAGCGTTGCAAGTCGGCGAGCGGGAAAATCGACGCGGTATCGTCGATAAACTGGCACATCAACAGGTTTGCGTATTCCTCGGCGCTGTATTCAAGGCGCAGCTCGTCGATATCGAACAAGTCGCAACCGCCGAGCACGGCATCCTCGACCGTCACAATCTGGCGCCATTGCCTGTCCTCGCAGAGACGCCCGCCGGCGAGCATCTTGTGCGTTACGTCCATATGCAAATGGTCGACCTTTGCGCGCCCCCTGTTGTAATGCTCGCCACTCCAAAACGTATAGGCGCCGTGGCCTATGCTCGAAGGCGTTGAAAAATACGTCTTTCTCCATTGCTTGTGCATCGCCATACCGGAGGCGACTTTGTTGAGCTGTTGGAATCCGCCAACCCAAAAATATTCATCGAAATAAAAATTGCCGTGATAGCTCTGCGCGGTGCGGGCGTTCGTGCCGAGAAAATAAAGGATCGCCTCATTCGGCAAAACGATCGGCTCGCCGGTCAATTCAACGTCTGCGGCCTCGCGGGCGAACTGGCATATGTACTGCCTGAAAACGTGTGCCTGCGCCTTACTGGCCGACAAGAAAATTTGATTACGGCCCGTGTTGATCGCGTCGTCTAAGGCCTCGCGTGCGAAATACCAGGTAGCGCCTATCTGGCGCGACTTGAGGATGTTGCGGGTTCGCTGATGCCCTTGGCGATACCAGACCTTTTGATAATCGAACAACGAATCGAGAAAGGCCTCGCGAATCTGCTGCGCCTGATCGTCGCTGATCGCGTTACGCGTTGCCTTCTCTTTTCGGGGCGCCGTGTTGCGCGCCTCGATATTCGGGTTCAAGTCGCTTTCTTTCCCCGTCTCGCCGTACTTACGCACGCGCGCCAGGCGTTCAACCTGGCGGCCTAGCAAGTCGATCTCTTTGAAGTCGCGGCCGTCTTTCTCATCCTTCGCGATAAGCACCGCCATGCGTGTTTCTAGCGATGCCTCTATGCGCTCGATCGCCGGCGCATCGGCCCACTTGTCGCGCTGTTTCCATGCCTCGACCGTAGGGCGTTTTTCTCCAATGTGTTTCGCGATCGACGAGACGCGCCAACCCTGCCAGTAGAGCGCGCGGGCTATACGGCGAGGATCGGCGTTGTTTTCCAGAACGGGGGCAATGTCGGCAGTTTCTAGCATGCGGCAAGCGTACCCGCGACGCGCGCGCGCAAGGGGGCTAAGTGTTTGTATCCAAAGCGAAAACACTCGCCGCCCATTGAGACATTGCGCCCTCGAACGCAATATGGGAATTCACGTTGAACCCTTAAACGACCCTGTAATAACCCTGTTGGAGACCTAACGATGCAATCTCGCAAGCTGTCGCTTATGTCGTTCGCCGTTGCGGCGATCGCGTTCGCTTTCACAATGGACGCACACGCGGCGACGCTCGCCGTGAGCACCGTACTTGCACCGATCGATTTCGCCGCGCATGGCCTGGGCGCCCTCGGCATCGGTTCAATCGCACTTGCCGGCGCGAACGCCGACGCCGTGAAGCATGCGGCAACGAAGTTTTTCCGCATTGCTGTCGAAGGCGCGACCACGGACGGCCGCAACATCTCGCGCGAATGGCTCACGCAAATGGCGAAGAACTACAGCCCTGAGCTGTACGGCGCACGCCTGAATCTCGAACACTATCGCGGCATCATTCCCGATGGCCCGTTCAAGGCATACGGCGACGTTCTCGCGCTCGAAACCCGCGACGAAACAGGCGTGCTCGCTGGAAAGCTCGGCCTCTATGCGCAAATCTCCCCGACGCCCGAACTCATCGCACTGACGAAGGCCAAGCAAAAAATCTATACCTCGTGCGAAGTCGACCCGTCTTTCGCCGACACCAAGCAAGCCTATTTGATCGGCCTGGCCGTGACCGATAGCCCCGCGAGTCTCGGCACTGAGATTCTTTCCTTCGCAGCTCAAAACCCGGCGGCCTCGCCGTTCGCAAGTCGCAAGGTAAGCCCGACGAACCTCTTTACGGTCGCCGACGAAACAGTGATCGAGCTGGAAGCGGACCCGGCGCCGGCAACGCCCTCGCTGTTCGCTCGCGTTGCCGAGCTGCTCGGCATCGCGAAAGAGAAGGGCGCGAAAGACGACACGCGATTCGCTGACGTAACGCAAGCAGTCGAAGCGATCGCCACGCACGGCAACGAACAGGCGGCGACATTGGCCGCGCTGCAAGAGACCGTCGCCGAGCTGACGGCCGCCGGCGAGCGCGATCGCCAAGCGTTCGCAGAGCTGCAAACACGGCTCTCGACAACCGGCAACGGGCAACCCCTGCGGCCGGCTGCAACCGGCGCCAACGCCGATATCAAAACCGACTGCTAAACCGACGCCCTCGGCACTTCCTCGACCCTTGGAGTAACACACAACATGCAGAACAAAACCCGCCTCGCTTTCAATGCCTACCTGGAAGCAATCGCGCAGCTCAACGGCGTGCCGAGCGCGGCCGCTAAGTTTGCGGTCGACCCAAGCGTGCAACAAAAGCTTGAAACGCGCATGCAGGAATCGAGCACGTTCCTGTCGAAAATCAACGTGATGCCTGTATCGGAACAACAGGGCGAAAAGCTCGGCCTCGGCATCGGCGGCCCGATCGCGAGCACGACCGACACGAAGGTGAAAGACCGCGAAACTACCGACCCGACCGATATCGACTCGCACAAGTATTTCGCCTCGCAAACGAACTTCGATTCGCATGTGCCGTATGCGAAGCTCGACGCCTGGGCGAAGTTTGCGGACTTTCAAACCCGCTTGCGCGACGCGATCGTGCAACGCATGGCGCTCGATCGCATCACGATCGGATTCAACGGCAAGACGCGCGCGGCGACGTCCAATCGCGGCACAAACCCCTTGCTGCAAGACGTGAATATCGGATGGCTGCAAGCGTATCGCGATCAAGCTGCGGCTCGCGTGATGGCCGAGGGCAAGGCCGCCGGTAAGGTGCAAGTCGGCGCCGGCGGTGATTACGCCAACCTCGACGCCCTGGTGTATGACGCGGTGAATAGCCTGGTTGACGCATGGCACCGCGAGGATACGGCGCTCGTCGTGATCTGTGGCCGCGAGCTGCTGCACGATAAGTATTTCCCGATTCTGAACCAGGACAACAAGCCGACCGAGCAAGCGGCGGCCGACATGATCGTGAGTCAGAAGCGCATCGATGCGGGCGACTACCTGTGCCAAGTAGTCGACACATGCTCGCCAATGGAATCACCGAGCTGCCGCTCACTCCGTAAGACCCACCCAACTTAAAAGCGCATTCCCTGCCGCACGTTCACGAGCTGCGGCCGGGACAACTCACGCCCGCGAAACTGAAAAGCAATGGCCTCCATCGAAGAACTCAAACGCCGCATCGACTTGCATCAACTCGCCGACCGTCTCGGCCTGAAGCAAGGCAAGGGTGGGGATAAAGCCCTCTATCACTCGCCACACCATCCGGACAAGCACCCTTCGCTCTCGATCTTTCAGGGACACCCCAAGTACGGGACGGGCTGGAAAGATCACAGTGGCGACGCGGGTGGATCTTGCATTGACCTGGTGATCCACGTCCAAGGCTGCACTGTGTCGGACGCGATGAAATACCTGCACGATGCGTTCGGCGTCCCCTACGACACGCCGACGAACTCGGCGCCGGCTCGAGAAAAATCGCGTTGCGACTATATCGCCGAGCGTTCCCTTACCAACGCCGAGAAGGTGCGCGCCTATTTGACCGGCCGAGGCATTAGCGACGCCGCGATCGACGTGGCGATCAAGGCCAAAACCCTCGGCTTTAACGACTACACCAGCTCCACGAAGAAGCCCGGCGAAGTCGGCTTTTGCGGACCCTCGGCGGCTTTTATCGTCAGGCCCATGAACGGCGCCGACGTGGTCGCCGTTGACATGCGGTTCATCGACCCTGCCCTCAATGGGAACGTGAAAACGCAAACACAAGGAGAAAAAGACGGCCACGGTTGGACGGCCGACCCGCGCAAGCTCGCCCGTGCGCAACGCGTCATCCTGGTCGAAAGCTCGATCAATGCCCTCTCGATCGACACGTGTGCGATACCCGGCACGGCCGCTGTCTCGATTCGCGGCATCGGCAACGCCGAGAACATCGACTTTTCGTTTCTGATCGGCAAGCAAGTCGTGATCTGCATGGACAACGACGCGCCCTTTCCCGACGGCCATCACCGCGCCGGGCATCGCCCAGGGCCGGAAGCCGCCTGGATCATTTACGAGCGTCTGACCGCCTTGAACGTGTCGGCGAGCTTGGTCGATCAATCCGACTGGATTCAAGACCTGGCGGACGGCGCGAACAAGACGGCGCCAATCAATGACGTCAATGACTTTCTGTTGATGCGCGACACCGCATCACTCGCCAAGGCGCTGAACACGTTCGAACAATGGTTGATCCCCGGCATGGCCGGCAATGCCACGCACAAAGGGAAGCGCCGCGTCTATCTGCCCGAACACGACTACGCGCTCTACTGGCGCTTTCGCACCCACCTCGATTTCACGCGCTATATCACCCGCATGGAACGCAAAGAGGATTCGGACGTTGAAACACCGACCTACGGCGACCTGTGCGGCTTTCGGGTTGCCTCGCTCTCACGCGTCGCGGTCGCAAGCGCGTCGTCGACGATGACCGGCGACGTCGACCAGGCGCCGAACGTCTATTTCGCGGCGACCGTACAGACCCCACGGCACGGCGCAAAGCTCACGCGCAAGGTGATGCTCGATGACCAGCTCCACAACAATACCCACTGGCTGAAATTCGGCCCGATCTGGAAGCCGGCCGAGTTTTCGCGCATGGTCTCGATTCTGGAACGCACGGCCGACCTCGGCGCGCGCAACGCGGCGAACTTCGTCGGCCTCGCCTGGCGCGACGGTGCGCTCACGGTGAATGAAGGCCCTGATTGTTATTTCACCGACGCCGAAAAGCAGTGCCCGTATCACAACCTGACCTTTCCGAGCGGGGCGAGGACCGACGCTCGCCGCGTCATCACCGCGTACCAACACACGTTCAAGGAAAATGCGGCGGCCATTCCACTGGTGTGGGCGCTCGGCGGCCACCTGAAAGCGATGTTGGGGTTTTGGCCGCACATCACGGTGCAGGCCGACAAGGGCGCCGGCAAATCGACGCTCATCAAACGGCTCGAACGCTCGATCGCCTTCACCATGTTTTCCGGGCAGAGCTTGCAGACCGAGTTCCGGCTCTTGACGAGCATCAGCCACACCAGTCACCCGGTCGGATGGGAAGAACTGTCCGCGCGCCGGCAAGAGGTGATCGACAAGGCGGTCGGCCTGCTTCAGGAAAACTACCAGTACACGGTGACCCGGCGCGGCGCCGATATGACCGAGTATTTGTTGTGCGCACCGGTCATGCTGGCGGGCGAAGACGTTCCCGTGCGCAGTTTGCTCGGCAAGCTGGTCCGTACCACCTTGACCGGCAAGCGCGGCCCACTGCTGCCCGACGACCTGCCCCGCTTTCCGGTACGCGAATGGCTGGAATTCCTCGCCGGTTTGAACAAGCGCGCGGTGCTCGATCACTACCGCGCGCTGCGCGAACGATGTCTCACCAACAGTCGCGCCAGCGGCGCCGACGACGGCGCGTTGCGTATGGCCGGCAATTACTCGGCCGTGGCGCTGGCCTGGCATTACCTGTGTGAGTTCGCCGGCATGGATGACGGCGAAGGCGCGTTCTTTCACGACTTGCTCGCCGAGATGAACGGCCACATTGCGGAAACAAGCGCCGACCGCGAGCCGTGGGTGTGGATTCTCGAGACCGTGCTCTCCGAGATCGATGGCGGCAACTACAAACACCCGTACACCTTCGATATGGTCGACGGCGAGTTCTGCATTTTGCTGCGCACCGGGCACGTGATGGATCACATCGCCCACACCGGGAGCCTGCGGGACAAGTGGAACGGGCTGCCGGTCAAGTCCGATCGCGTGTTCAAGAAGCAGCTCCAACAGGCCGGCGTCGTGGTCGGCACAAAGGAAGTCGAGCGACGTATTTTCATGCGCCGCGTGCCCTACCTGACCCCGATCTCGCTGCGCCGCCTCGAAGCCTTCGGACTGCACGTGTCGGTGCGGGAGGATCTGTGCTGAACGTCGCCCACCTCACGAACCGGTGTCGACGTCCGAGCGGCCGTATCGCTTCGCTGCCTCATTCAAGCCGACCAAAAGCACGAACGACGAACGAAAGACGGCGGGCGGGCGGAATCGACCGGCGGCAAGGCACGGGCAGCGCACGTGACACGTGGTTTTCGATACCCACCGCACCTAAGTCATTGATTCTTGTAAAGAGTGCCGCCACGACTTACACGGCGTTTGCCATGAGTTACCGCGTTTTTGCCACGAGTCCGTTTTTGGGTCATCGCCGCACGCCGTCCTCTTTTTCTCTCTCTAAATTATTGAAAGAAAAGAAGAAAGGAGGCTATGAAGCAAAGGAATTCCGAGACACCAGCGCGCCACGAGTTGACCTCAATTTGCCATCAGTCAGAGTGGCTGCCTATTTTTTGGGCCACGAGTTCCACGTGTTGTGCAGGCCTGACTCATGGCATTTGATGGCGTCCTTTTTATTTGAAATCAGCGACTTACCAATGATTCACCGGCCCGCCACGTGTCCACGGGTTGCACTGCGTGTGGTCCGGCTGCGCACTCAATCGGAGGCCGGTCGGTGAACACAGTGGACCTGGTGCAAGCGGCGGCAATGCTCGGCGCTCACCCTGAGACGGTGCGGCTCAAAGCCAAGGCCGGCGAGCTGCCCGGCCGAAAAGTCGGCAAGCGCTGGATGTTTTCGGTAGTTGCCCTGCAGCGTTATCTCAGCGGAGAATGGATTCCGCGAGTTGTGCAGGGCGAGCACGTTGAGGAAGTTAAAACATGTCGCTCTACAAACGGAGTAGAAGTCCAAACTGGTATTACCGGCTACCCCCGCCGAATGGCGGTCCAGTCGTACAAGGCAGCACTGGCACCAGTAACAAAGAGCAAGCGCAGGAGTTCTACGACCGCCTGAAGGTGGAGCTGTGGAATCAGGCCAAGCTCGGTCACAAGCCGCGCTACACCTGGAACGATGCAGTTGTCCGCTACGTCAGCGAGCGCGAAGGCACCCCGAGTCTTGAAACCAGCAAGACGCACCTGCGATGGCTCGATCAACACCTGTCCGGCGTGCAGTTGGCCGATATCGACCGCAACCGGATTGATCCATCGCGCATATAAAGCGGATGGAGCCACGGGTTGTGCAGACGCGCGAGGGTCCTAAGAAGCTCGGGCGCAACGTCAGTGCAGGAACGGTCAACCGCGTGATTGGCGTGCTCAAAGCGGTCCTGAACGCCGCGGTTGCATGGGAGTGGATCGACCGGGTGCCAAGGACGAAAAAAACGAAAATCGTGTCACGCCGGATACGCTGGTTGACGTTAGCGGAAGCCGAACGCCTGCTGGGCGAGCTGCCGACGCACCTGGCCGACATGGCGCAGTTCAGCCTCGAAACCGGGCTGCGCCGCTCGAACGTGACGGGCCTGCAATGGTCACAGGTCGACCTGGTCCGGCGGGTGGCGTGGATTCATCCGGACCAGGCCAAGGCCCGCAAGGCAATCACGGTGCCGCTGTCGGACACGGCGATCGCGGTGCTACGGCGGCAACGCGGCAAGAAGCGCAAGCCTGAATACGTTGAAAGCGTGTTCGTGTACCACGGCAAGCAGGTCTACCAGACGGTGAACACGGCGTGGAGGGAAGCATGCAAGCGCGCCGGCATCCGCGATTTCCGCTGGCACGATCTGCGCCATACGTGGGCAAGCTGGCATGTGCAGCGCGGCACGCCGTTACAGGTCTTGAAGGAGCTGGGAGGATGGGAAACGCTGGAGATGGTGCAACGCTACGCGCACCTGTCGGCCGATCACCTGGCACGCTGGGTTCAGCCGCACACGCAGGTCGTCGACCTGCAAACGGCCGCCGGCTGA